CAAGCTTCGCCTATTACCCGGAGCGACTTTCTTCGACCTTGTGGTCATGTCTCGCTGGTCTTGCTCACCAATTTACGGGTTATTGTGTCCGTATCTGGGATGTGATCTCGTCGTGCTTGGTGGGAATTGTTTACCTGATCCGCAATCCTCGAGCGACGCGCGACGCCGCGTTCGAAGCGGTGAGCGGCCTTATGATGTATTTCGGCCGTGCTCTTGCCTACTTAAGGTCTCAAGCGGCCCGCTTGCTAACATTACTTCCAAACGATTGGAGGCGTTTTGCAATCCTTCCAGTAATCTTGCTGGGGCTGCTGCTGGCTTATTACCGATCTTGGGTTGCAAGTCTTTTATTAAGCGTGAGGGCTATGATGCTAAGGACGTCGACGACGAGTGTCGCAGAGCAAATTTTGAGCCTGGATTCTGCGCCAAATTTCCCAGAATTATTAATGCTCGAAGTCCCCTCCAGCGAGCAGAGCTTGGAGCAATTGCCCAGACAATTGCCAAGTTTGTCATCAGCATTCTCGGGTGTGTTTCAGGCACTGCAAAATGCCGGTCATGGATTAAGGAAGTTGACTTGGCCGAGTTGCCCATCATCCTCCTCGAACGAATGAGTGGTGAGACTGCCTCCTCAGATTATGAGAGTTATGAAGCGATCTTCAAAGGCATAATATTGTTGATCGAATCCATAATTTATATCTGGGCTGTAGGAGCTTTTGCTGCTTCCGTTTTGCTTTCGTGTGAGTACGGATGGAATGCTGCAGAGTTTAATTACTTTATCGTGTGGTTTTGGCAAACTCGTTGTTCTGGCAGCACGATTACGTCGCTGGGAAATGGTGTCCTCAACCACTTCCTATTGCTTTATTATTGTGTGACCCATAAATTGCCGTTAAATTTCTTTACTGAAGGTGATGACGGAATATGGAGAGCTCGTCACGGAGCTGTGGATAGTGCCTGGTTCACGCAATTCGGGATCAAAATTAAAATCATTCGTTCGAGAGCAATTGAGGAAGCGTCTTTCTGTGGTAGAGTTTTTAATCCACGTACGCTTGTTACTTTAACGGATCCAGTTACTGCTATGGCCAAGGTTGGTGTGTTGCCACCCGACCTGGTCGCGGCTAAACTTTCCACTAAGCTTCGGTATCTCCGCGCCAAAGCTTTTAGTATTGCCTACTTGTATGCGAATGGCAAGGACTCACTGCCTATAGTGTCGTCCTGGGCTAGACGTGTGCTTGTGGAGACGAGTGGGCTGCCATTTGATCGCGATTCCCTCCGCTATACTGATAGAGTTATGTGGATGAGTCGATGTAAGATCAAGTTGACGCAGCAGGAAGCGTTAGATAGGTTGGTTTCTCCACTCATGGAGACGCGGGACATTGTCCGTGATCTCTATGGTATTCCTATAGAAGTTCAGCTACGTACTGAGGACCGCATATTGGGCACATTGTTTCCTGAGCAGCTCTGGCTGCCTGAACTTTTGCCTTTTGTGCCTGGCCCTTATAAGACATATTTTCTAGAATACACCTATGATCCTACGCATCCCTTTAACCACCGCGATCTCCCCCCGAATTTAAATGTGCGGAAAACCTTGCTCCAAGTGTCCAAAAACTTGGGGACAAGTTCCCAGCCTTTCGACTCTATCCTCGATTGGAATACTGGGCGGTTAATGAGACCAGTTGTCTCGCCTCAAGCAAGTTATGCCCTTGCTTAAACACTG